CTCTTCAGCCTCTTCTTCCGCTGCAAAGAAGTCTCCTCAGAAGGCATTGCCCCAGAAGCCCGCTCAGACCACGGCGAATGTGGTGAAGGCTACGCACGGGAGAGGGTCGCGCGGCGGCCACGCCGTCCGGGCGATCGGACCGCGGCGCGGATAAGGCAAAGTCTTCCGGCAAACGCGAAAGGACAAATCGGGTAGGAGGCATGGGATTAGTTCCCATGCCGTCCTCCCATTAGATGTCATACTAACTTTCGCCACCCCTTCAACCTTTCATGGAGTGGCAAAACATGCGATATTCGCAGGAGTTCAAAGACAACGTCGTAGCGCGCCTGCTGAGCAAGGAGCTCAGCATCTCTGAAGCCGTGGAGCAGTACTCGATCGGCAAATCAACGATCTCGTACTGGCTCAAGATTGCCAGAGAGCAAGCAGGTTGCGGCACGCTGCCCAACAAAGGAAATCCCAAGCTCATGGCCAGCCTCAAGCTCCCTAAAGGAGTGACCTACCTTCAAGCCCATACTGCTGTGAATGCCAAAGCTTTCATGAGCGAGACTGACTTCGGCCAGTTCTGCCGCAAGCATGGCTATCTCGCCTCCACAGTCGATGCCTGGACCGAATGGTTTAACAATCATCCGGATGTGGTTGACAAGAAGCTCCATGATGCTCAGATGTCGGCCATGTCTGAACTCAAGAAGGAAAATGCCAGGAAGGACCGAGAAATCGCCAGAAAAGACAAAGCATTAGCGGACGCTGCGACGATGCTGATGTTGTCAAAAAAAGCCGAGGCGATCTGGGGGGCAAAGGAAAGCTGATCAGTGCCCATGATCGCCGGGAAATCGTTTCGCTGGTCGAATTCGGTCAATCGAAAGGCTTGTCGCAGAGGCAATCCTGCGAGGCAGTCGGCATTACCCCACGGACGCTGCAGAACTGGCGGCATGCACCGGATGGTGATGGCCGGCTCGACCGCAGCAACTTTACGAGCCCGCGGCAAATCCCTGAGGACCTGCGTGAGCAGATCGTAGATCGCTTCTGCAAAGCCGATGTGCGGGATCTTAGTCTGACGCAGGCCTTCTACAAGCTGCTCGATGAAAACAAGGAGTACTGGTGCTCTCTCTCAACGCTTTACCGTCTCTTCAGGGCACGGGGATTGAACGCACGCCGTGCGCCTACCCGGGAAGCCCGCCGGCGCAGCAAGCCGACTGCATACAGCGCAGAGAAGCCAAACGAGGTGTGGACCTGGGACATCACCTATCTGCGCTCGAGCAAGTACACGGGCAGGTTCTACTACGCGTATGTCATTGTCGACGTCTACAGCCGCATGGTTGTGAGCGCCAGGGTCTTCGAGGCTGATAATGCCGACTTCGCCGTGCGCTTTCTCGGGGATGCCTTCAGGCGATACGGAATCAAGCCCGGACAGCTTGTCGTGCACTCAGACAATGGTGCGAGCATGAAGGCCGCTCCCACTTTGGCTTTGCTTGAGAAGAACGGAATTACCTTCTCGCACAGTCGTCCGCGAGTCAGCAACGACAATCCGTATTCGGAGTCCTTCTTCCGTACGCTTAAGTACAGCGGCGATTACCTGTACCCCCGTGACGGCTTCGACAATGCTGAGGAAGCTGAGCAATGGGTGCAGGGCTTTGTAGACCACTACAACGAGCACCACAGACACCGCGGCATCCGCATGGTAACGCCGGGGCAGCGCTATCGCGGCGAGGACGCGGAGGTGCTGCGCCGACGCAGGGAGACGATGCTGGAGGCTCGCAGACGCCATCCGGAGCGCTGGATCACCGGGAGAGTGCTGAACTGTACGCCGATCAAAGAGGTGTGGCTTAACCCCGAAAATGGACAGTTGGAGGAAAAGCATGCCAAGGCAGCTTGAACAAACGCCCCGCTGCTGCTGCAACAAGGCGTTCGGCGGTTTTCCGCGGGCCTCAGGCTCGGCCTCCTCCTGCCTGAGGAGGCTCATTCTACCGGCCTGCCGACCTCTCCGCGCGAACGGTGCTGCACAGCTGCATCAAAGGTTTTTCTACGGGCCAAAAAACTCTGGGTGAATCCGCCGAAGGCGGAGAGGGCAAAGCCCTCACTGAGCTCAGACTACAACCTACTTTTTAAGAACAAAATCGGCGAAAGCTCACTTGACATTCACCGATATGCTGTCCCTCGCTCGTCCCGAGGGCGGCCATGAGCCCGCGCTGCCGCCTAAGCGCATGCCGGCTTTCTTTGCTGAGCTGATGAAGCTCGTGCCGCGCAGTCAGTCTGCGCGCTGTCTGGCCTTCGCCATTCTCACGTCGGCCCGCAATTCAACCGCCAGAGAGGCCACGTGGGATGAGATTCAGCAGGACGATGAGGGACAGTGGTTCCACGTCATCCCGCGCGAGCGGATGAAAATGAAGTCAGACAAGATTCCTTTTGACCGGAAAACGCCGCTCTGCGCTCCGGCGAAAAGTCTTCTGGACACCGCGCCGCGCTTTCCGGGCGAAGGCCGCAACTTCATCTTCCCCAATATCAATCAGGGAAATTTGTCTCCATTCAGCCTCGATGCCGTGCGCTCTCTGCTGAAGAGAATGCACGACAGGCAGAGGGCAATCGACGGCATAGGTTGGGTCGATCCGGAGCAAAAGGCGAAGGACGGTAAGCCGAGAATCGTCACCCTTCACGGACTGGCGCGGGCCACTTTCAACACGTGGGCGAAGGACGCGAAGGGCTATGGGCACAAGTCTTTCTCTCGCGACTTGCGTGAAAGCTGTCTCGATCACCGAAACGAATCGTATCAGTGCGCCTATGACCGCGAGCAGGCCTTGGGCGATATGAGAGAGGTCTATGACGCCTGGGGGGCCTACTGCACAAGCGCCATGTGACAAACGCAAAAAAAAAGCCCCGGACAACTGCCGGGGCTCTTTGTTATTAGAAGGGCATGTCGTCATCGACTGGCGGATCAGGCGGCATAGAAGCCGCGCTGGAGGCCTGTGCCTGCGTTCCTCCGTCAAGCTTGCGCACCGCCTTGGGATGTTCCTTCAGGTTCTTAAGAAGCGCGGGGATGGCCGTGGCTTCAGTCGCGCCCGAATCGACCTCCTTAGCGGTTCGACCGGTGGCCGGATCGAATGCGCGTCGGATCGTCATGTCGTTGGCGATCTTTACCTCCCCTAGATAGAGGTATTCGCGGGGCTCTGCTTCAAGGACGAGGCCGATGGGCTTTCCTTCGATCGCCCTGCCGCGATAGCCCTTCACGATCTCACCCTTCATGTTGCGAACCTTCCCCTCCGCCCATTCGACAGAGTCTGTCTTAGAGACATACATCATGGACTGAAAGATGCCCATGCCGTACGCCTCTTCGCCGTCGCTCTTGATGATGCAGAGCGATAACCATGCAGTAGTCCCTTCATTCGATTCGAAATAAAAACGAAGCATTGCCGCCCCAGTCTTCGTTTCGTATTGTTCGGCCTGCAGGATCTTTCCTTTGTAAGCCCCAGTTTCAAAGATGCGGGCGGGGGGTTCGCTCCTGATGGCAGCTGCCTTGTCGGCCTTGATGGTTCCGATGATCATTTAGATTCCTTTGCCGATTCTTCGGCGGGTGTTGAAATTCCGTAGTACTCGCAGATGGCCTTATCTACCGCCGCGAGGTCGTTGTCGATGACGTCTTCATCGAAAAGCCCCATGGGGGATTTGACCGTGTCGCTGCCCGAGTTGTGAGTGCGGAAGCCGTAGCGGCCGCCGTCAACGATGGTTCGCAAGACAGTGGTAAACATGCCTTCGACGACAATCTTTTCAGAAAGCATCTTGCCCAGCGTCTTGATTCGGGTCGTACCGTCCTCGTCAGTTTGCGTGTGGGCGAGGACATAAACGCGCTTATCCGGCCCGAGCTCGCTTGCGGCCTTGGCAATGTCGAAGCCCGCGCCGCCGATGGCCGTAAATTTGTCGTAGCCCTTTACGTCTCGCGCGGCCATGAACATATTGGCTAGCACATACTGCCAGTCATCGATGATGATGATGTCCTGCGGGGCGCGGTGCATGGCGGTCACGATCTTCGCCGCATCAGCGC